AGAAAAATTTGAAAAATTTGTCAACAAATATATAGATTGGTTATTAGCCCATGATGAAGAAGATATGAATTTACTGACCTACATCAATGGGCTTGAACCATCCAAAAGGAAAGAATATATGGAAGGTTATGCAGAATACTTGGATGGAGATTATAATTTGAAAGTAAAAATGCACAACAAGATTGACGAAAAATTATTTATGGAATATAAGAAATTTAAAGTGAAATCAAGAAATGTTAGCGCTTCACACAAATCTGTCAAATTAGGTATGGGATGGATAACAGAATCGATTGCAAAAATACAAAAGAAATATGATCAAGGCTTCGGATCTGGAATAAATGCAGAACAACGAGCAAGAAAATTTGAAGAATGGGTTAGACAAATACCAGATCATAAAGTATTGTGTGTCGATGGATCAGCTTTTGACTCGACTCAACACAAAGAAATATTAGAAATAGTGGATGTGCAACTCTTCAACAGATTCATAGATAAACATCCAGAAATTAGTGAACACTTCAACATAGATGATTTAAGAAACATTTGTTCACAAACAAAATTTGATATAAATTCAGAATATTTTTCTTATACAGTTGAGGGAACCCAAATGACCGGAAGGATGAACACATCACAGGGCAACACAACAAGAAGTTTGCTCTATTTGAGATTCATTTGGGAAGAATTAGGATATGACTGGAGGGATATGTTAGTTGAGGCTGCGGGTGATGACACAATTTCAATCATGCCTGCAGATATCATAGATGACTATATTAAGAAAGCAAGAGAACTCGTATATGTAGCGGCTGACGTGGAAATGCCATCAAATAAGGACTACACAAACGAAAGAGCACAATTAGACTTCCAGCAAATACATGGACTAGGACAAATAGCAAAACAATTTGATGTCTTCAACAGCATAAATGGCGCCGAATACCTATCAATGATAATTATTATGAACCAAAACGGAGACATCAAGATGTTCAGGAAAATAACAAGATTTTTAGAACTACTGCCTTATACACTAAGCAACACAGTCACCACACTAGCAAAATTTCATCAACAAAACAAAGACTTATTGGTGGCGGACGCGCAAAATATATTGGCTAGTTGTTACGACATAAAATTCTTCAGAGCATATGCTGATGCAATTTTTAGATTATGCGGTAAGACAACATCAGCAGACATACGAATGAAGGCTTGGAATGACCGAACGGACACAAGAACTATAAACATTGAGGAAGAATTTGAAAACTATCTTTTTGAAAAATTTGGGATAACAGCACTAGAATTAGATGAGTATTATGCAACACTTGAAACCATCGAACAATATGAGAAGGTCGCAATATCACTTATTGACAAGTTGCATGACAATCCAACATATGAAGAATACAGCAAAGTACATGGAAAAGTTTGGGAAAACGCATACACGACGAATTGTAGAACTGACAAATACATACATGAAACTATCGAT